TGCTGATAAAGCTGTAAAACGTCCTGTATACATGGTGCTAGATGATGGTACTTTAGTTGCTAAAATTGGAGGACCAATGTCGGCCTACTATGAAGACAAGTTAAAAATTGATAATAGACTGCGAGGTATTTTATGACGAATACAGTTACTTTTAATCAATTTGATTTATCTAAAATAATTCACATTACAGATGTAGAGCGTGATGTAGGTAACGAAAGAAGCATAACAACGGATGATGCTCCTATGATTGGCGTCAATGTCCAAGAAGTCAAAGTAGGACCTAAGGTTATTAGAGTCGGTTTCGTCTTACAAGGGACAAATGTTGAGACTGCAAAGCATGAGTTGGCTAGTGTATTAAATGTTGACACACCTAAAAAGTTGACCTTTACAGACGAGCCAGACAAATATTATTTAGCGATTGTTCGTGGTGGTGTTTCGATTAAAAATGTTGTTAAGTGGTTTCAAAAAGGTTCTATCGAGTTTCTTGTACCTGACGGCGTAGCGCACTCAACGGCTTACCGTAAATTTGAAACGGTAAAGATGGAAAACAATAAATTAGTGATTGAAGTGGAAAACAAGGGTACAACTCCTGCTTATCCAATCATCACGCTAGACCATAAGGCAACTAATGGTTATATTGGATTAGTCAATTCTGTTTCCGCTTTTGAGCTTGGGAATAAAGAGGGCTATGTCACAGACCCACGGCTACGGTCTGAAACACTGCTTAAGTATCGTGATAATAACATCACAGCTGGGCTTGCTGCTGGACGAAGGAATCAAGCAATCCTAAACGATGTCAGCCAATCTTTGGACGGCACGTTAGGGATAGTAAATGTATGGGATCGCCCACATATCCATTTGACGGGTGTCGGCCGTGGTGCGAACAATCATGCTGGTTCTCTAACTTGGGATATACCTGCGGATTCATTTGGCAACCGTGGATCACTAAACGAGTATATCTGGTGGCGTCAAATTTTCCGCTTTGGTCGGTACGACCAGCTAGGTTTCATCAAAGTAATGGTGTCCGACGAACAGGGGCGCTTTTTGTATGGCGTTGAAAGTATCAAACGTGAGACAGGCGCTAAGTGTGAGTTTAACTTCCTGGTCACAAACGGCCAAGGTGGATTTAAATTAGTCAATCAATGGGAGTTTGAGGGCGAAGAGAACCCTGCGACAAATCCATTTGACCCGCAACGTGGCTGGGTCGATTTGGAGCGCAGGGACGACATCGTCCGTGTGTTTTGGTTTGGAGGCTATCCAAAATTCCGAGTGCCTGAAATTGCAGGTAAGAAGTCAGCTAAAGTACACGTAGCTCTAGGTGCGTTTGGGGATAGAGAATGGCCCACTCATATGTATCTTGACGGTATTGAGTATCGAAAAGATATGGTTTCGGGAAATCGTGCGGTTCCCAATCGCTTTTCGGCTGGTTCCACAGTTGTGATCAACAGCGAGAATGACTCTGTACAGGTAAATGGCATTGATAGTGTAGTAGATGTCGTAGATGGCTCTAATTGGCTATCTATTCCTCCTGGTAAAAGTACTATTGAGCTATATCTCTCTAGCTTTGCAGGAGAGAAGCCAAGTGTCAAGGTGGAATTCGAGGAAAGGTGGATCTGATGTTACTAACTATACATGATCAACACTTAAACAAGGTAGCTTTTATCGATAATAACAAGCAAAAAACACTGAATTACTACGGTGATACTTGGCGCAGGCAATTAGAAACAGGGTCTTCTACGTTTGAGTTTACGGTATTTAAGCGGACAGTACAGTCGGATACATCTAGCAAACAAGCTTATAAGTCCTTAAATGATAAGGCTTTTGTATCTTTTAAATATAAGCGCAAGACATATGTTTTCAACATCATGAAGATTACCGAAGACGAGCAGACTATCAAATGTTACTGTGAAAATCTTAATCTTGAGCTTTTAAATGAATACGTAAATCCTTACAAGGCGACTGAAGCGCTGACCTTTAAGCAGTATTGCGATAACATGGGCTTGCTTAACTTCTCGCTCTTGTCAATCGGCATCAATGAGATTGCGGATAGAAAATTGACATTAGAGTGGACAGGGCAAGATACGAAACTAGCGCGGCTCTTATCTCTCGCAAACAAGTTTAATGCAGAGATTGAGTTTGATACAGAGTTAAACCCAAACAGCACTCTCAAATCTTTTAAAGTCAATGTCTATCAAGAAAATGGCGAAGAGCATCAAGGAGTTGGTCGAGTGCGGACGGATATACGACTGGAGTACAAAAAGAATCTCAAATCCATTAAGCGCACGGTCGATAAAACAAGCATTTTTAACGCAGTTCGGCCAGTGGGTAAGAATAGTGAGGGTAATGAAGTCACGATTGGTGGTATGATTGACCCAATCAAAGAGAGAAATGCTAAAGGGATTCTTGAGTTTTACCAAGAGGGCGAGACGCTCTTTGCACCTATCTCTCAACAGATGTATCCGTCGGTATTTGCACCAGAAAATAGCGATGATCAGTGGATTCGTAAGGATATGACTGTAGAATCGGATAACCAGAAAGTTATTAGAGCAGCAGGGTTAAAAGCTTTAAAAAAAGCAGCTTATCCAGCTGTTACTTATGAAATAGATGGATTCTTGGATGTCGAGATCGGAGATACAATCCAGATTTACGATAACGGATTTTCTCCAGCTCTAAATATCAGAGCTAGGGTATCAGAACAGACCATAAGTTTTACAAATCCGCAAAGCAACAAGACGACCTTTGCGAACTTCCAAGAATTGGAAAATCGCTTGTCTAGCAACTTACAGGCAAGGCTAGAACAGCTTATAGATGAATCAAGACCATATAGCATCCGTTTATCGTCTAGCAATGGTGTAGCCTTTAAAAACAACACAGGCACATCTATCATTACCCCCTCTTTGTTAAAAGGCAGCAAAGAATTATCAGAGGTTGTTTGGAAGTGGCAATTAGGCGATGCAGCTATCACAACTGGTAATACATACACAGCTAATGGGTCGCTTATCACTGGTGCAGTTAAATTAACTGTAATGGCTTATTTAAACAACAAAGAGGTTGCTAGAGACTCCCTTTCTCTTGTCAATGTTAACGACGGTGCAAGAGGGGAAAAAGGCGACAAAGGCGACAAAGGAGCTTTAGATGAAGTTGAGTTAAAAGAAATCAAGACAAGTATAGATTCAAAAGCAGACGGTCAATTAACGCAAGATCAACTAAATAAATTAGCAGAGAGAGATGCTTTGCTTAAAGCTGAGATGGAGACTAAAGCTGCTCAAGCATTGGTTGAAACGTGGATCAATGAGATCAAAAACCTAGCAGCAGTTGATGAGGCAGGTCGCAAAGAAGCTGAAGCTGCAGCAATTAGAGCAAGTGAGCGGATAGTGGATTTACAGAGAAAAGTAGGAGAACTCAAGATAATGACAGAGTTTGTCGATACTTACATGTCGCAATCCGAAGAAGGTCTGATCGTTGGTCGAAAAGATGGCGCTTCTAAAGTACTTGTATCTAATGATCGTATTTCGTTTATTTCTGGTGGTAAAGAAGTGGCTTCTATCTCTCAAGGTGTATTACAGATTGACAACGGGGTGTTTGTTAAGAGTCTTAGGATCGGGCGTTTTGTCACAATGCAAGATCCAACAAATCCAAATAGAAATTTAACTCTTTATGTAGGAGGTGCTTAACTATATGGTACGTGTTAATTTTAGTGGCGACTATGGACACAATTTACAATTAGATCTATTTTCAGCCTGGAGTGACCCTGTTGAAGGGGAAAATGAGTCTCTTGTTAATGTGCAGGTCATTCTGATTGCAAACCAATATGCGGCCATCTACGGCTCATACCCAAGAACGTTGTGGATCAATGTCGGAGGTATACAAGAGCAAATTACAGTTGATGTTGGCATCACACAAGGGCAAGTTAAGCCGCTTTTGCAGAAAAACTATACCATTCCACACAATGCAGATGGTAGTAAGACAATAAATATCTCTACCGCTCTTGATGTTAACGTTGGGGGCTATGGGGTAGCTAGGGCCGACTTTAACCTAAAACTCAAAGACATTGCCAGAGCAAGTACTGGTGGAGCTGTAACTGCAACGATAGGTACACCAGTTACAATACCGATTGATCGCAAGGGTGAATCATTTACCCATGCTATACAGGTACAATTTGGTAGTTACGATAGAGTTATAAGTGGTAGTGACCTTACAACTAGCTATACATGGACACCTCCATTAGAACTATGTAATCAATTACCTGACTCAACTAAGGGTGAGGGATCAATAATCTATATCACGTATCAAAACGGACGAGAAATTGGACGAGATACAAAGCGCCTCACTCTATCTGTGCCAGACAGCGTAAGGCCAACATTGGACAGTATATCAGTAATTGATAACAACAAGGCAGTATCTCGCCATTTGACGCAAAATAAATTTATCAGCATTTTATCTAATCTTAAAGTTGATTTTGGTAATGCAGCTGGAGCTTATGGATCCACAATCACAAAATACAATGCTTACATAGTCAACAAACCATATTCAACTGATAATGATGGTGTGATTGGTCAAGTCCATGAGACAGGTAATCTCACTGTCAGAGCAACTGTAACAGATAGCAGGGGCAGAGTTAGCCAACCCAAAGATGTATCAATCGAATTGCTCGATTATCACTTACCTCAGATTAGTTTTGATGTAAAGCGTGTCGGATCAAATGCAGATCAATTACAAGTTACGAGGAATATTAAAATTTCACCTCTTACGGTAGATGGTGTTCAAAAGAATAAGATGAAAATATCATTCAAAGTTGCACAGTTTGGCACAGATAATTTCATCGTGGACAACGGGCTGGCTAGTGGGACATTTACTAGCGTTGCATCACTTGTTAACTCATCTGCAAATTTAGGCGGTCGCTATCCATCTGATAAGTCTTATATCGTTGTAGGTACAGTCGAAGATAATTTTACTAGCTCTAGCTACCGTTTCGAGGTTGCCACTAGATCTGTTGTGATGTCCATGGATCAAAACGGGGTAGGTATTGGCAAAATCCGTGAGAGAGGAGCTTTGGATGTTGGAGGTGATATCTATGCTAACAACAAGCCAATACAGCAACTGCAGTTGACGAGAAATAATGGCAATGTCCATGATATACGTACTTCTATACGAGATTGTAATGATGCCCGAACCTCTGGATTTTACGTTATTAAAGGTACCATCGATGGTACCAAAAATAGTCCAAGTCCTAAACCAGGACTGCTAGAAGTATTTAACTTAAATGAGCGAGAATCTTGGCAAAGATATACCACAACACAGCTAGAGTCGTATATTAGGTTTAGAAATTGGGGTAATACTTGGGGCCCTTGGGCTAAGTATAACATGGTTGATAATACTCCTGCTAAACCTGCTGATCCAGTTGCTCCGACAGTAATTAAGAAAGAGATAACTTGGCCATGGGGTCTATCTGCTTATGCTGTTCGCATCGGTAATACTGTTACTATATCTATATCCCGCACGATTAAAGCTATAACCAGCCAATATGAAAATACACCAATGCGAGAAACTATACCAGAAGGGTTTAGACCAGCTATTGATGTAAATATGATTATCACTGCTAACGAGAGACATAATGTCATAGGTAATGCAATATTTCATTTGTTTAATACTGGTGAAATTAGAATGACAACCAGCATAACACAAGATGCTGTCTGGACAGGTACAATAACATATCTTACAGAAGATCCTATGCCTAAATAATAAAAAAACCCTATGGATTGAGGAGATAATAGAAAAAAGGAGGACAATATATGTCAAAGTTAGAATTTAAATCAAAATCGCTAGATTATGATCTGACGAACAACAAAAAAACTCATGTAATTTTGGTTGATGATGATAACTCAGTTGTAAATATCTATCTTGATGAGTCAGCAATCGATTTATCAAACACCGACTTGTATGAGATGGCGATGCAGAAGCATTACGAGATCAACTATCCAGGTAAAGCCGAAGAGGAGAAATTCACTAAGGTAGATGAGAAACTGGATGGTATGGATGCAGCAATGGATGTTATTTTAGCTCTAGCCGTGGCTACAAAAGGTGGCATGAATGTTAATCTGTACAATAAGATCGCATCTGTCGCAAAACCACTCACAGCAAAAAAACGATATGTAAATGGTGATGTAATTGCCATGCCTTATCCGTTTGATACAAATGAGAAGTGGCCAAAAGATACAGCAACTCTCTTTATGTTCTCGATGCAGGAAAACGAAGGTTACACATACAAAGCGCAGAAAGTCGAAGACATGGTGCGCCAAGGTGTACTTAGTATGGTAATGCCTAAAATCGAATAGGGGGGAGGTGATGAAATGTGGATCTGATAACATTTGTTGACAAATTAACCCCTGTGCTGGTCGTCGTCATACCAAGCTACTTTAGTTACAAAAGTAATAAAAGTAGTAAAGAGACAGACAAGCGCATTGAGGCCTTGTCAGAAGACTTTGGAGGGTTGAAAGCAGCTGTTGCAAGCATACAAGAAATCGGAGATAAAAATAATGATGATTTAAATCTGATTCAAAAGGGCTTGCAACGACTCCAGCGGTTTCGACTCCAGGAGAACTTAAAAAAAGCTCTCAGGCGGGGCTATACAACCCAGCATGAGTTGGAGGAATTGTCTCGACTTTATGAAAGCTACGTCGAACTTGGCGGAAATGGAGCCGTCAAAATATTATTTGAGAAATTTACAAAATTAAACACAAAAGAGGAGAAATAACATGCAAGAAATCCAAAATATTGTTTTAACGTCTGTTGCTAGCGTGCTGGCAATCTTATCAGGAATTGCTGTAAAAGCGGTCAAAGATTTTCTAATCGCAAAAGGTGGAGAAAAATCAATCAAGATTGTTGAAATTCTAGCTAAAAATGCAGTAAATGCGGTGGAGCAGGTTTCTAAAGAAACTGGTTTTAAAGGTCAAGAAAAACTCGCTCAAGCCAAAGGAGCGGTTATTAATGAGTTAGATAAGTACAATATTTACATGCCAGAAAAAGATCTGGATATGTACATTGAGGCCGCTGTTAAGCAAATGGAAAGCAATTGGAAAGGTGGCAAATAATGGATAAAGTCAAACTATTTCAAAACGAAGTTTTAGGCTCAGGATTTGACATTGACGGTTACTTTGGCTGGCAATGCTGGGACGGGTACGCTAAATACTGTTTATGGCTAGGCGTACCGTTCGCAAACTGTATGGTTTCTGGCTACGTAAAAGATCTCTGGGAACAGCGCTACAACAACGGTATCCTTGACTACTTCAACGAGGTCGAAAGCTTAGAGGGTGGGGAAGTTGTTATCTTTACGGAAAATGAATGGACTCCCGTTTCTCACGTTGCTGTTTTTGTTGCTGATATTGACGGAACACAAGGATGGTTCTTGGGCCAAAATCAAGGCGGAGAAGCTGGGCCAAATGGAGGTGGAGCATTTAACCTTGTTGCCTTCCCATACTCTACCCTATATCCAACAG